ACATCAGTACAACAGCCGCCGATTGGACGACTACACCGCAGATCTTGATACTAGGCAACCTATCACTATAAGCGGTGGAACAGGTACTTTCCAATTAACGTATGCTAGTAACGGTGATCAAGACGACGAGACTTACCAGACGAATGTTTATCTGAACGGCCCTACAAATATAGGATCTTCTGTCGCATCGGATACAGTCACTATTGTAGGAACGGGTAATATTACTACGTTTGGGCCTTCTACCTTGCAGCCTAATGAAAATACGTTCAGCAACGGGTTTGATTGGAATACTACTGTTAATACCAATCAACCAGACGGCACGTACAAGTATTGGATAACAGGTGATGTTGTTGCTGCTGATTTCTTAAGTGGATACGCCACAATTAACAGTAAAGCAGATGTTGTAATAAGCGGCGGTACTGGCACAATAAATCTAACAATAGCAGACGATTACAGTAGAGAAGGCACTGAAAATTTTCAGGTTACAGTTGGTGGATTAGCTCCTGGCAATCCAGCTATTGCTATATCTCCACAAATCGAAATACAAGACACCACTGTTCAAAGTTACTTTATCTTTAATTATCGAGACAATTCGCCGACAGGAAGTAATACGACTTCTACTGTTACCGAAGATGAAAATCTTTATATTGGTATCACTGGATTTAATGTATCTGGTATTTCGGAACAACTTTATGTTGAACTTTCTGGAACGGCTGCATCACTGTTTGATACTACGCAAGTAACACTAACAGGTCCTAGTACGTTAGGGCAACGTGTTTATGCAACATTCGTTGCAGATGGTGACAACAGTACTATTGAAGCAGATAGAACATTAACCTTTAGAGTCACTGCGGGTAATTATTTTAGTACTGGGCTTCACACAGCATTAGTCGGATCTGGCGGGATCACAGTAACCGATCCTGCACCTACAGCTTCATTTACAGCAGTTGATGATACGCCTCTTGAAGGTGATCTTGTTACATTTAATGTGACAACAACCAATATTGCTGATGGCGCATTCTTATATTATGCTCCAAGTACCGCTGTACTCTTTACAGGCAGTCAAACCGCAGGTAACACTGTGATAACAGCCCCCAACACGGCTGTCAGCTCGATCACCTCAGGTATGAGAGCAGTGACAAGAGACGGTGTTGCTTCTGAAATGGGAACTGTTAACAGCACTTCTGGTTCCCAAGTCTTTATGGCAAACTCTGCAAACACCACGAACAACTTAAAAGAATATGTTTTCATGCCGCAGGCTGATTGGGACATGTACCAGTCTTATAGTCAAGCGTTTGGAGCGGTTGAAATTCAATCTAGTGCTGGGCAGTTTACGATTGACCTAGGCGAAGATACCTCTACTGATGACAATGTTCCTGTAACTATAGTGTTGAAAGACAATTGGCCTTATAATGCGACAACTTTAGATACAGAAGTAATTACGATAGAGAATACTACGGTTAATCCTGTAGCATATAGCCCAGCAGCCGGTGAAGATACTGATGACTATGTATTACGATTAAGTTTTGACTGGATAATAAACTTCTTCTCATCAAGTGACGAAGGGCCCGCAGGCGCAGGTGGTGCTACCGCAATAAACAATATACAATTTAGAAATGACGGCTCAATATGGGCAACGGGTCAGCAAGCCTCTGGTGGCTTTTCGGGTAGTGAGGTGCCTCCGAATCAAACAACGTTTGGTCCTAATACGTCTAGCGGAATTTTTAGGCAAGTCGGTACGTGGGCTCCTCCAGGAGTTGTTGGGGCAGATTATCAAATAAAAGTCATTAAAGGAAGCAGTTACGACCTTAACTTTAGTACCGGTGCCCGCGACGGCTCTCGTACACCAGGTAATGGCGTTACTGACACGTTTAGTGGATCGACTGGCGCTTGGTTAAGTTTAGGTAGTACCAGAGAATGGTCGTATAAGATCGATATCGCAGCCGGTACCGGGAGCGAATATGGCGAGCAAATTGCTCAGATTCAAATTAGAGCAGTTGGAAATACAATAAATCTCGATGATTTTGAATGGACTTTCCGAAATTATTGTGTAGCCGATGATATTGGTGGATTGTTCTAATGAAAATCATTCTCGACAGTGATACCACTGGGTCTTATGAAACCGTATGGTTAGAATTTGATTATGATAATATTGCTTTTGGAAAGATAACATTCTCAAATGGCTCGATAGTACAAATGAGAGCTATTGTTGATGATTTTGGTATTGTGGATGGTAGGGCTACAGAAAAATTAATACTAGATGAGATGGTCGATCATAATCAAATACAGTCTAAGCTCGCCGCGTCTCTTGAATCGACCGTTGATGACACAGGGCGACAATTATTAACACCTTTACGAGATAATTTGTATTGTCGTGGAGTACTTCAGAGATATGATCATAATATTGCCACAGGCAGTGATAGCGTTCAAGAACTCATAGATGAAGTAAGGGCGTCTTTTCCTGAATATAGTGACTCCGATTTTAAATGTTGCCCCGCAGATTTTATAGGAAGATATACAGCATATCGTGCACCTTACAATAATCCAGGTATCAGTTGGTATTGTCTTGACTCGGATATGCAAGATAGAATCAGCACAGAGTTTAATACTTCTAGGCTGATAAATGCTGTAGATGGAGATGGTTTAACCAATACCCTTAGATATGGCGGAATAAAATTCGATTGTGTAGATAATATTAAAACATACAAAGCAGCAATAAGCAATTATGAGCCTAACTTAATACCTGTATTACCAAAACACGCTGAAGGAGGTATTTGGGGAGTCACGATAAGAAACGATTCTGACAAAACAATTAACTCAGTAATAGATCGTTATTTCTTATCTAATGATAGCGACATAGGTGACTACTGTACTCAGTTCGGATTAGATTATCCTACACCGTCAGATATAGACACAACACAATATCCACCTTGGATTTATGCTATAACTTACGACCATACAGACTCAGCTTTTAGCCCTATAGATATCAAGTCATATATTTCTAAAAAGTTGTTCGATTAATAATGCTAGATATTAAAGACCTAGATGATAAGTTCTGGTACCAAAACGCCATAGAGAAACAAATATATGAGCAACGAAGAAGACAAGACGACCGTGAATCCAAACATAAAGACAGACTACGAGATGTCCCGCGACACTTACATGGAGTTGATCGAGGGCGGTAAGCGTGGGTTAGATCTCATGATAGAGGTTGCAAAAGAATCAGAGCATCCTCGTGCGTTTGAAGTGTTATCAGGTATGATTAAGAATGTCGCTGATGTTACAGACAAACTTATGGATTTGAATAAAAAACATAAAGAAATTACTGCCACCGCTAAAACAGAACAAAAACAAATTACAAACAACAATGTGTTTCTAGGAAGCACTTCTGATCTACAACGGCTATTACATGATGAACAAAAGGTGATTGAACAAGATGCAACAAGCATTCCGAATGTCGAATGATACCTATCAATACAATCATCTTGTAAAGAAAGACGGTGTAGTTCAAGAATGGACAAAGGACCAAGTTCTTGAATATAAAAAATGCATGGCAAGCCCCTCTTATTTTGCGGAAACTTATGTCAAAGTTATCTCTTTGGATAGGGGCCTTGTTCCTTTCAATCTTTATCCCTATCAAAAACGTATGTTCGAACATTTTAATAACAATCGTTTTAACATTGTACTTGCTTGCCGACAATCTGGGAAATCAATTTCGTCCGTTGCCTATATCCTCTGGTACGCCTGCTTCCACGCCGAAAAAACAATCGCAGTTCTCGCAAACAAAGGCGCAACTTCTAGAGAAATGCTTGGGCGTATTACACTCATGCTTGAAAATCTGCCGTTCTTTCTACAACCAGGCTGTAAGACTCTTAATAAAGGTAGTATTGACTTTTCTAATAACTCTAGGATTATTGCTGCTTCTACCAGCGGCTCTTCTATTCGTGGTATGTCTGTCAATCTGCTCTATCTCGATGAGTTTGCTTTCGTTGAGCGAGCATCTGAATTCTACACTTCAACCTACCCCGTAGTTTCGGCTGGTAAAGATACAAAGGTTATCATTACATCTACCGCAAACGGTATTGGTAATGTTTTTCATAAAATCTGGGAAGGTGCGAATCAGGGAGTGAACGAATACGTGCCATTCAGAGTAGATTGGCATGACGTTCCTGGTCGTGATGAGAAATGGAAAGCAGAAACTATTGCTAACACTAGTGTACTCCAATTCGACCAAGAATTTGGAAATACTTTCTTCGGTACAGGCGATACTTTAATTAACGCCCAAACTCTTATGCAACTTAGAGCGAAGCAGCCTATTGCATACATGGAGGGAGGTGACTTCCTCGTATATGAAGAGACTGTTGCCGAACACGACTACATCATGTGTGTAGACGTAAGTAAAGGAAGAGGACAGGACTATTCTACATTCAATATCATCGACATTAGCGAGAGACCTTTTAAACAGGTGGCTGTGTACCGTTGTAACACTATATCGCCCTTGCTCTTTCCTAATATTATATATAAGTATGCAAAAGTCTATAACGAAGCATATGTAATAATTGAATCAAATGATCAAGGCACACTTGTATGTAATGGGCTTTATCTAGATTTAGAATATGAGAACATGCATGTAGAGTCGGTTACCAAGTCTCGCATGGGTATTGATATCAACCGCAAAACAAAGCGTCTTGGCTGTTCTGGTATCAAAGATCTATTAGAAGAACAGAAGCTTGAAATTGTAGACGAAAACACCATTCTAGAAATCTCCACTTTTGTAGCCAGAGGCCAGTCATGGGAAGCTAGTGATGGTAATCATGATGATCTGATGATGAATCTAGTTATGTTCGGTTACTTCTCAACAGATTCTAGATTCACCGATCTTACTGATATTGATCTGAAAGCAATGATGTTTCAAGGCAGAATGGATGCTATTGAACAAGATATAGTGCCGTTTGGTTTTCACGATAACAATGATGATTACATTGACCAGATAGAACTTGAAGAAAAGTTCAAAGACCGAGACTGGCATATCCCTTACGAAGCCGACAATAATGGTTGGTAAAAGTGGCGCACAACTACGATATTAAAACATTATTGTCTGAAGAAGAGGTGGCTGGTCTTTGGGAACTATATGATCAAACTCCTGTTGAGTGTTTTAGACAAGACTACCAATTGTTCAATATAGAAAAAAGACAGGTTAGATCTAGGCTATCTCACCACCCCTGCCTCAAAACCCTCGATGCTTACATGTTAAAAGAACATGGATTAAGATGTAATGTTCATTATTTTCTGAAATATGGTAAAAACTCGTTTACTCGTATGCATTGTGACAATGTTAAGGTTGTCAAAAAAACTATAATCACCTTTTTGGAAACATCTAATCTGGTTGGTGGTCATACAATTGTACACGATTTACATTACGATTTACCTCCTAATAAAGATCAGAGTATACGAAGAACAGGTTCATCTCACAGAAATAACGTGGTACCATGTGTTTTGCCTGATGTGACGGGTTCTAGTCTAATATACGATTGGTCTACCAAGCATGGTGTATCAAAAGTATTTGAGGGGCATCGAATTGTTCTTGTTAGTTGGTATGTTGAGAATGCATAATGCATAAATAAAAGCATTGAGCAATATTCCGTATTATGAAACTCTTATTCATGTTAACGAAAAAAGGACACGACTATGGCATTTTCACCATCAGAGTCTCCCGCTGTCACAATCCGTGAAGTAGATCTATCAGGTATTGTGCCTGCTCAGACCTCTTCTACAGGTGCGATTGTCGGAGATTTCAACTGGGGACCTGCAAAACAGCCAATTCTGGTAGGAAACGAAGCAGAATTGATTGGT